TGCCATCTGCTTAGCTGATTCAGACGCTCTATCAAGCCGAGTATCTACATCTCTCAAATAGCTTTTCAGTACATTCAATTTAGTGTTGTTTGCGTAGTCTATCGGCATTCCTTGAGCATTAGTCATAGGGCTGCCAGATGACGCTGTAGGTTTTGCTTCCTCTGTCGAGATGGCGCCTTGCAATACCGTTCTTGCTTGATTCAAAGCAGGAGCATAATTAGCGGTGCCGAGTTGTTTTGTGGCGTTGAGTCCTAGCTTATTGGCTTCCATTTCCTGAGCGTGGTCATCTACTACCGCTTGCCTTTCGTATTTAGTTCGCGCAGTGTTTATCACGGTTTCAGCTTGCGATATGGCGGCTTTCTGTTTAGCCGGGTCCATGTAGTAATAAGCACCTGCATTCTGTACGTCATTGATAAACACAATTGCATCACTCATCTGAGTTAGTGCGCTCTTGCGCATATCATTATTCGCATTAGCATCATATGTGACCACCGCACGTAATTGACCTAGCTTCAAGTCGGCGTTGTCTTCTGCTAATTCTTGATGCGCTTTGCGTAAAGCGTCGCCGTGTATCCCTGCAAGGGCCGCCAATTTCACCATAGGGGTGCCGCCTGGGTCGGCTTGATTCACATATGCTTTCTGCGCATTCTGCAAAGATTGAGTGCTGCCATCTAAATTGGCGGTTACTTGTGCTTTACCTTGCAAATAGGTATTAGTGGCACGTACTGCTTGAGTCTTGTTATTGTATTCATTGAAGGTGCCCGCGTATTCAGTAGCATCGTTTTGCCGAGCTTTTACAAATTCTTCCATGGCTTTGCCACTTGGGTCTTTACCTCTAAGCTGCGCTGCTAATGTGGCTTGTTGTTGGTCGTAAGGTGCGGCGGTATTTTTCTTGAAGGCCGTCTCACCTGCTTGCGAATAGTCAGCCGCATCTGGATTCTGAAAAGTCTGGTTCTGTATTTTTTGTGCTTCCTGTCGTGCTGTGTTTATAGCCGCATTTGCTGCCGTGCTATTTGTAATTGCTTGAGCCTGTCTAGCGGCATTAGCTGCAAGCACTCGGGAAGCATGAATCTTGTCAGCAATGAAGCCAACACCCGCAGCTACTGCTTGACCGACCTGTCCTATCTGATGAGCCTGCTGCATTCCTTGATGAAGCATCGAAGCGTTTTGCTGTTGCGCATACTGATTAGCGCCGTAGTTGGCAACTTCGTTCACTGAGTTGACTGAGCTAGCCAAACTGCTTGCATCATGCGTAAGCTGCCCGCCTAGAATCTCGCCACTCGCATTGCCAAAGTTAGGCTCACGTATGCGGTCAGGATTCTGTCCTGGCATGTACTCATGTATCTTCTGTTCGTAGTTGGTTACTTTCGGCACCTTTAGAAAGCTCCAAGTATGGCTCTGCCAATGGCTACGCCTGCTTGAGTCTCAGCGTTTTTCTTTTCATCGTCAATCTGTTGCTGATATTGCTGACGCTGCCAGGCGTTCTGTGCTTGCTGTTGCCTGTTCTGTTGCTGTACATTAGCCCCGGATATGTCGGCGTTTGTTTGTCCCGTATTAAACGCCATTTGCTGGCCTAGCATTTGTGCCCGCGCATTGTTCATGCCACCTTGCGCTTGCTGATAATAGAGATTGGCTTGCAGTAGAGCTTGACCTTGCATGTTAGCTATTTGCGCGTTGGCGAGCTGCCTGGTCTGTTCAAGGACCATGAGCGGGCTGCCTCTTAGCTGTACGCCTGAAGCATTGTATTGTTCTGTTTGATTAGCGATTGCTTTACCGGCGCCTAGAGCGACAAGACCTGCATTGTAATCGCCCTGCGTAATTTCGTTTGCCGCTTGCATACTTCTTGCCTGGTATTGCAGGTCCGCGTTCTGTTGAGTCATCTGTTGACTTGCAGCAAAGCCGGGCGCAGTAGCCGCATAAACCTGTCCAGCGTTAACGCCTGATTGGTTTATAGGTGCCGCCATTGGCGGCGCTTGTCTCTGAGCGCCTAAGAATCCCATGCTTCACCCTGAGCGCGTGTCATACTCCACATTCTATAATCTTGCTGCCTGCTTGTATAGCGACGCAGGACGCCTTCGGACTGGAAACCAAAGTGCCGCATGAATCTCGACCGTACCGGGTCATCAAGACTGGCTGACTGAATCCGGTGAAGCGGTAGCGTCTTGACCTTGGCAAATTCAATCTTTGCCCATTTCAATACCCATTTAGGGTAAAGAAGGAAATACATCGAAGGTATGATGAATATATCTATAACCCCTTCCCACATATAGAAGTAACCGTATATACACATTACATTACCCCGATATATGTATGTATGCGCATTGCCTTCGGCTACTCGGCTAAAGACTTCAAAATCTAGAATTTCCTTTTCATGCGCTTGCAATTTCATCATGTGCAAGTGATGTAGCCCGAAAGGCAGAATTAGCGTACCGTCATCATTCATCAGTCGTCATTAGGTAATTGTCTATGCCTAGCACCGTACAAGGTAGCGCTTGATTCTGGACTATCACTACTTTCTTTTGCGGGTCATTGTTTGAATCTGTCCAGGTGTCTTGATAATGAATCATCTTGATACCCGTATAAGGCGGTGTTGGCCGGTCTGTCTGAAAGCTCGCTGTCCTGAATGGAAGTTGGTCAAGCTTGTAATAGCTCGTTCCGAACTGCGTACCGATACTGTTCAAGAATCGAACAGCCGAGCGAATTAAATTACGTGGTTTGCTTTGCGCAGGCCCGAGCCTACCGCCTGAATCAATATTCAAAGTCTCAAGTGTACCTAAATACTTGTAGCCCGCAACTACCGTAGTGGCCGGGTCAACTAAAGTTATCTTTCCGTTTGCCACTGTCGCGTCATTCAAAGGCCCGCCATCCGCCGTGACCTGGATAGTCTCGCCATTCAAATAGGTAAGCCCTGAAATTGAAGTAGCGGTCAGATACCAGGCGCCCGCAAGCATGGCTGCCGTATTGTCGAATGGTACAGTCACGTTAGCCGTAACCTGAGTGGTACTCGTAAAGCCGGTAATTATGGCTCTGCCGCCGCCATTGCCAAGCGCATCGTAGGCTTTATGAATCTCACGGCCTACCATAGCCGCCTCAAATATTGCAGCCGAAGCCGTGATAGTTATTGCGGCACCCGACGTAGCGCTTGGCGTTAGGGTTACATTGGCATTGAATCCTAACAGGCTGCCGTCATACAGGCTTGCCATGTCTAAGTAGACCGCGTTCTTTTGAACCTGATAAAGCGAATTGGTAAACCGCCTTGTATCTCCTGCCTGGTCATTAGTAAAGAAGTCGTGAGCGTTCGGGTACGGCTGATAGTCTGCCAGGTACTCGACCGAGCAAACCGTGTTAGCTCCTATCTTGCGCTTGACCGCAAACCAAAGCTGGTCAGTAGTCTGACTGCGTGGCGCCGTAGACATGCTTGTCACGGTGCCAAGTGGAACCGTCACGCCACTTTGAACTGAGTTACCCCCGAGGTAATGCCGGTGCCAAGACGCATAATTTTCTTGTTCTGGTCTTGAGTACGTAAAGCCGAGAAAACGCCCGTCAGGTCTAAGTGCCCAAAGTAAATCCGGCAGCCCCCGCTGTTGGATAATCCGAGACAGCCCCTTGCCCGTAAGGTGTTCGGCGCCTAGCGATTGGTCTTTAGTTGTAAAGCCCGAGATGTAGAAATCGTATTCTAAACTTCGTAAACGCTGGCTGCCGCGCTGTACGTAGAATAAGGAATCTCCGTTAGCGACGGGAAGCGTGAAAGAACAGCCGAGTACGTTGGCCGGCAATGACGTGATTGCCGTTGGCGTAACGGGCGAACCCTGAGCAGCGCCCCATAATGAACGCACGCTGCCGAAAGTACCGAGTACCATAAACTGATTCGTGTTGGAAATCCATTCAAGGAAATCTACTTTTCCACTAAAGAGCGGCGCGAGCGTGAATTGAACTGACGTAGTGGCTGTAACAGGCGTGACTGTAAAGCGGTCAAAATGCGTAGTTCCCCCACTCGGCGCGTCACTGCCAAAAATAGTTTGCGGGTCGTTCTTAGTTCCACCATACCAAAGCCGCCCGGCTGAATCGAACGAAACGCATCTAGGGAAATCCCCTACAGCGGCAAAGGGGTCAGTGCCGGTTCGGACAAATGTAGCGTATGTCCAAAGCGCGTTAGACTTGCGGACTAGTTTACGCGGCGCGTAATTCTGATTAACCATATACAACGTATCAGCGCTCTGCGCATATTGCATATCGTGAATGTCTGCCGCTTCAATGTTAGTGGCTATCTCAAAGATACGCTGCGCGATACCCCCGCCCGTATACGCGCCCATTAGCGTTGTATTAATTGGAACGCCGAATATGTCTGTCAGCGTAAAAGTGTTTGCTGTCGAACCCGCTACTAAATATTGCTGAGTATCTAATCCAACTAAGCCCTTCACGCCTGAGATAAACACCGCATCGCCATTTGCATACTGATGATGCGTCGCCGTGAACACGCCGGGATTCGCATTAGTAATGGCACTGATATTTATAACTTGAGTGGCGGCACCGCCTGAAGAATAGGTAGTGAAGCCGGTACTGTTAACGCCTGAAAGCTGATAAGTGTTGGCCGTTTTGCCCGCAATGGTATAAGGCCCGCCGTTCACTTCAACCATGCCTTGAACGCCTGCAATAGTGATTATGTCACCGTTCAAATAGCCATGCGCCGTATCCGTTACCACTGCCGGATTAGCTTTTGTAATTGCTGTGATTAGCGTATCGTTGCCGACAATAATGCCGCTATCGGCGTAGAATCGGAACTTTAGCGGCGTCGCTTCTACTGTGTATCCTTGCTGGTCACTGAACTGAAACGGGTATAAAGCTGCTTCTTGATTGAGCCTTGTATTAGTTACGAAGACTGTGCCATTGCGGAATTGCGCCCCGCCTTGCGGCAGCGCAAGGAAGTTTTCCATCTTGGCTAAAGCTTTCTGATAAATTGGCGCATCGACTCGGCCATACATCAACGGCGAGATTTCACCGCCTACCATGTTTTCGAGAATCTTGTTTGAGCGCATTACGGAATTATAGTGTATGGCGAAGCGACATTGGACGAGCCAAGCTGAAAACGCCGCTTCGATATGTTCCGGCTGTATTCAATCCGCTTCGGTGGATTCTCCTGCCCGGCTACTGCCATTGCTTCCGGCAAGATGGCGGCTAACTGTTTGTTCAGCCTGGCTATTACATCTTCCTGTTTAGTTATCTGGTAGCCAACGTCTAAAGCCAAGATGAACGCCAAAACTTTCTTGACCGCTGAGTGCCAGATATTTATGTCCGTTTCATCCCTGATATATCTAATCAATATGGTGGGCTGTCCCGGCGTACCCGGTGGCGTACCCGATTGAGGATTGTTTATGCAGAGTGTATTACCGAGTATCCGGTATTCCATTGTTTGCCAAAGCTGGTTACTCAGGCTGCTTATCTGCGGTGCCAGACTATTCGGCGGCTGCGTGCTTACTGAAAGCAGGCGGATATAATCTGACGGAAACTGATATTGGTCATTGTAATCAGCTAATGGAGTGCCGATGCGTGGAATCATTGCCTGAGTAGTAGCGAACGTCCAGGCGTCCATGCGTAAGACTTCCTGCCTACAGGCATCATAATGCCGAGACATAAGCGCTTCGATTGGCGAAGACGGTGGACTAATAGACTGAATATCCGGCGCCTGACCGCAATAGTCAAGCGCCAGATTGCAGATGTCTACGTCACTACTTGGCGCTGCCATGTTGCGGCACCCTGGCTATTAGCCCATGTATCCATGTAATTCCATGAATATCTTACCCGCTACGGCTGTCGTGACCGATACCGTCAAGCATAGGTCGTATTGGCGCGGATTGCCCAAATTAGGTGCTGCCGAACCAGATTCAACTAGCGAATCGCCTGCAATTTCAAATAGCCTTTGCTCCATAAGAACGGGGTCAAGTGCCACGGCTGCTTCGTAAGTAGCCATGAAATTGAAAGCTATACTCTCTTTGAGCGAAGACGCCCCGGCAGCAATTACGGTAGCTGCCTGGAAGATTGCCTTGCCGGTGCCGAGTGGCGCATCGTTCAAGCTACCGTTGGCATTATAAATACCAAACTGAACTGAAAGTGCAGCCATTGCTGTACTGGCAAGCAATATGCGGGTAGGAACGAAGTTGGCATCAATGTTCTTGAACATTCGATAGACGCTTGCTACGTTGTCCGTACCGCTGACTGAATAGCCACTACGGATGATTTGCGGGTCTTTGCCCTGTCTAATATTGCGGCTACGCGTCGCCATCGTAATGAAGTCGGCATTTACGTTTGGGTCAGCGTATGCGTTGATTAAGGCCATTTGTTTATTCTCCTATAGGTAAGCCCGGTTAGCTCAATTCAGAATTAAGAAGTGGTTCTTAATTTCTGGATTAGCTTACCTTCTGTTCGCACGCTTCCAAGCACGCCAACGATTTGCACTTGTCTGGTATCTACGTAGTCGGGACGGTCTTTAATCGTGATGTCCCAGTCACGACTCATGCCTACGCACAAGCCATCCGTTGCCAGCGCAAAGCAGTCTCGGATACCGGCGTTTACCGCAAGTACCGGGTTAGTCACGTTGGCACCGAATTTAAGGAGCTCCATGTTAGCGACTGACGTGGCTACGCCTTTCATCAATTCCAACTGAGTTGTATATCGGGTAGATATAAACTGGTCGATTTGCAAAAGAGTAGAGTGTTCGTCGCCTGAAATACCTACGCAGATATTGATAGGTAGGTCGTTGCCTACTTCCCCGTCAATGAAGTTCTGCTTGATTTCAAGAATCTTGGCGAGCGTCAAGCCCGCCGTTGCGTCTACGGTAAGAACCCCGTCATTGACGGCCGTTACCGGAGTCTGAAAAGTTTGGCCGGTTTGCACTGTAGCAAACATCGCCTGGTAGCAGACAAGGTCAAATACTCTTTCGAGTGCTTTTACTGAGGCTTCCGCGAATCGACCTTGCGGGTCAACTAGCATACCTTCGGTATCCATTTTGTCGATTGGCAGAGTGACTACGAATCTACGGCGGATGATTTCGCGCCTATTAAATTCGATGTCATCGAACTGAGTCAAGTTCAGGCGCCCGGTTAGTTCACGGGCCTCAACTACTCCCAAGCCGTCATAAGCATAAACATCGCCGGTCATGCGGCGAATGTCTACGTAGGGCCTAAGTCTTGCGCGGGATTGCTGCGCACGAATGTGCATCATGTCACTGAACTGAGTGACTAACGCATTTGTAATCGTTCCCATTACCATAGCAGGGTATCTCCAAACTGAAAGAGCGGTACGAAAAAATCTAAGTTTTCTCGCATACTCCCCGGTCAGCCCGGATACGCTTGCCGTCTACGGCCATTGCTGGACATTAAAATGCTACCCAACTATGTTAAATGCTATCAGGTGCTTTAGAGTCTGTCTAGCGCCCTAAAGCAAAAGAGTCTTTCGCGCAAGCGCTACTCGACTCTTTCAGAACCATCTACCGGGTTTGAGCGGATTCGTTTTGTAAGGGCGATGAAGCCCATACCCCGGAAACACTTGGACTATATTAGAACGAACCTATGGATTTGTTCAAGGCTTCTTGGGGAAGATTTTTATAACCTTCGTTCACTTTGCGCACTGTCGCATCATGGTCAGGGTGCATTGGGTCTTTATAAGCCGCCGTCTTCTGCAAGGCGATTAGTTCATGCCGGGCTTGCTGTCCCGTTGCTACTTGCGATTGCGTACCCGTTCCGGTTCTGAATCCGTCTTCCTGGATATACTTCTTGTCTACCCCGTTCATGGCAGCCGCTAGCAAAACTAATACTTCGTTAGACTGTTTGGCAAGCAAGCCTTTCATTTGCGGCGGGATATTTTCAGCGATTAGCTTCTGCCCCCTGTCCAGCACATAAGTTTTTTCAGCGCCGAACCACTGGTCAGTCAGCTTGCCAAAGTCTTGTTCAAGCGCTTGATTCTCCTGTTGGCGTTGCTGCAATTCTGCCGCATGGTTCTTTACTAACGCCCGGTCATGCGCTTCTACAAACTTCTGAAATTGTGCAGGCGTTACACCGTTCTCCATTGCCGCCTGTTTCATATCGTTCATGAAACCTTCGCTGCGGCTAGCCGCTATTTGGTCGCCTATTGGTTTAAGCTCAGGCGCCCAGTCTACCGGCTTCACTTCATAGGCTTTTACATCTGACGGCACCCCTAACGCCTGATGGAAGGCTTTCACCTGTTCCGGTGTTGCGTCCGGGCCAGGCGGCGTTATTTGCTGCCGCTGTCCTATTAGCGCCTGCGCGTGTTCAAACTGTTTGAAAAACTCGCCTGTCGGGTCGGAAGTCTTGGCCAGATTCTTTACCCATTCCTTTTCTTTGTACGCGTCCGGCACGTTGAAAGGAATTGCTTCTAACTGAGTTTGAAAAGGATTGAATGTAGCCTCAGCCGAATTGTTCGTCATTTGGACGTTCGGCTGCGAGGTCTGCGAGGTAGTTTCTTGTGTACTCGTCTGAGTCGCGCTGGATGTTGCGGCGGCTATATCGTTTGCCATTGCCTGCGTCGCTTGCTGCGTGCTGTTCTGACTCGCTGCCGGTGCTGCCGGTGCCGCTGCTTGTCCTTCCGTCATTGCTTAAATCTCCCACTGCTTGCATTGGTTTTACTCGCTTATTATGTTCAATCAAGATAAGTGATTCTTCGGGAATCATCTTTCTTGTCTCTAACCAAACGTCCCGTAGCGCTGCATTATGCGCGGTCGCCACTAAATTTATTTCGTGCGTTTCTGGATTCATAACGCGCATTGGGTCTTGATAGCCGCAATAATTCATAAGCCATTTCAGCACTGCTATGCCTGAGTCTGAATTAGCTATGCGCTCAAAGTGCTTATGAATTTCACTCATAGCATTACCGCTTGTTCCTGCTGTCCGAATAGCGCCTGAATCGGTAAGCCTGCTTTAGCCCCTGCTGCCGCCGCCTGTCCAAGATGCTTAGCTGTAAGTGATTCTTGTTCTTTAGCTGCGGCTGCCGCTTGCTGCTGTTGTACTTGCGCCCGCTGTTTACGCAATTCTGCCACCACGTCTGAACCATGCAAGATAGATGTAGGCGCCCCGGTTAGCTGAATGATTAACTCGGCTGCTTCGTCGGTATCTACATTATCCATAATATCAGGCACAATACCGGCAAGATTAGCTATAGCTGTCAAACTCTGCTGTATGCCTGTAAGTTCTTCGGCACGCATAGTACGCGCTGCAGGTGAGACAAAACGAATCTTATACGCTTCCTGTCCGTTACGGATTAGCTCTGCAATGGCGTCGGGGATAACTCGGATGTTTTGCCCCATCCCTTGGAGAATTTCCGTTTCGGGATTTCCCGGCATGTAGCCGAGCCTTCGCTGTTTGAAAAGAATATCAAACGTCCGTTCGACCACCCTAGAAAAGCACTCGGCAATTTGGCGAGAGAAAATGGTGCCAAGCGCCTGACCGCGCAATTGGTTTCTAATATTGGCTTCCCCCAAGGTCTGCCGGTGTTCGTTGTTAAGGTCACTGAGTAAATCCTTAAAGAAGTTGCTTTTGATTATGTTTTGAAGACGTTCTATCTCGAGATAAGTATCCTTCATTTCTCCGACTGTAATAAGAGGCTCAACAGGTTTTTGGCTAGAATTGGCGATACGTCCTGAGACATTGTGAACACTAATAGCGCCCGCAGAAGTATTGATAGTTTGACCGCCAAGGCTGCCGTCAGACAAGACGAGCAAGGGCGGGTTAAGTAGCTTTTCGACTGCGACAATGGAAGCCTCACGCATTTCGTTTACTTCCAGAATATCAGGCATACATTCCATGCCGGGGCTTCGACCGTAAACTTCGCCCATGCTTTTCCAAAACCGCGTTACGAAAACCGGCATTTTTTGATAGCCTGATTCTTTGAGAATATGCCCGCCGTCAATCTCTATGTGGATTGAGGCGATTGGTAAGTTGCGATTTCCGAAGCCGCCGACTATCTGGCCGTCAATGCGCGGCTCAATTGCGTGCAGAACTTTTACTTTGTCTTCTTGCCGGTTGCCTTTGATAAACCCGTCACGCGTGCGTTCGGATACCTCGTCTAATCCATATTCCTGAACTACCTGTCGCACAGTCATTACTTGCTCGATGTAGCAAGTATCAACAAATCCATCGGCACCTTCTGCTATGGTTATCTTCTTTGCGTCAACTGCAATGTAGCTAATAGGCGTATCTGCGTTTGGATTCTGATTCTCTTTTACGTGAATCCCAGAAATACCAAACGCGCCCTGGTCATACATGTATTCTTCCAAAGCCATCATTAGCCCGGCTTTGGGGTCGTCCATAACTTCGGACATAACGCGCGTGACAAATTCAAAATACTCTTTTATTTCTTCTGAATCGTCAGTGTCTTCGGCTAACTGCTGCGAAGGTTGAATGTTGAAAGACCGGCTGCCATTTGGCCAGAGCGCCCCGAGCAACGCCGAAGCCATAAAGTGATTTGCCATTGGTGCAGTGCTATCGAATATCTTGCCCGTTAGAAACATGCCAGGCGTAATATGCACTGTGAAATCCTGCTTGCGAGTCATGATAAACTCGCCAAGCAACTGATAAGTGTAAAGCCAGGGTGCTTTCATGGCTTTAAGCGCACGGTGCCGTTCTAATACTTTCTCGGCTCTTTCTTTGCGCGTCGGCTGAGGCGACATAGTATCTGTCGCATTTTGTAGCGGCATCGCAAATGGGTCGAAAGCCGTATCAACGTGTGGATCTACAGACAAATTAATCCCCTAAGAAATTCTGCCTGGAACTGCTGTTTCCCGTAAACCCGCCGCCTGATATGCCCCCGCCGCCTGGACTACCTAGATAGGCGCCAATACTTGGAGATAGTGATTGCTGCGCTACCGGCTGCGCTTGCGGCTGTTGAGACTGTTGGGGAGTAAGTAAAGGCTGAAAACCTAACTGCTGCTGGACAATGTTTGCTTGTGCTTGAGAAGCGCGCTGCTGAGAGGCTGCCAGAGCGGCATTATACTGTGCTTGCGCTGACGCTGCGTTCTGCGCATTGGCTTGCTGAATAGATTGGTAAGTCGCTTGCGTTTGCTGAGCTAGCGATTGCCCGCCGCCACCGCCGCCAAATAATCCGCCCATGTCCTTACCTCTCTATTGCCCTTCCCATTCTACACTAACGGCATATTAGCATTAGCCGCCCAGGTTTCCATCTTTAGCGCATATTCATCCGTTAGCCAAGGTAATTGCTGTTCCCGTATTCGCGCCCATAACGCTTTTCGCATACCGTCAGCCTGCGCCGCATTAGCTTGAGTATTCATACTGACTGGATACCAGATAGAAAAAACTTCAAAAGGCCCGTTATTGGCTATAAAATCTTCAGCTGCCTGCTGAATGAAATAGGCTGAATCCGGGTTAACTGGAATATCGGTAGGCTGCCAGACACTCCCATCCCAAACCTGAAAAGAAAAATCAGGCGGAATCGGCACCGCTAGACTATCCGGTGGCGGTTCTATGCTTTCAGCGTATCCGCCAAGGTATGCGCCTGTCTGCATATCGGCGTAATAAATTGTTGGGTCATCAAAGTTCGGCATAAAACACCGTTTTCCAGTTTGCATTTGTGATGTTGGCATTGGCGCCTGTAGCTAGATTAACTATATTAAACACTGGGGTGTTATTGTTGAATCGCACATTTAAGTTCGTCGCGTCTGGAACTATGGCTAGGGCTGCCGAACCTGCATTTTTTCCTAATATATTCACTGTTGGTAGTTTCTGTCCCGCCGTGTACCCCAATTCAGCCGTTACGTTCTGCAAGTCAAACCAAACTTTGACTGGTTGCGAACTTAGACCGTGAGCCAATGTAAGCGCCCCGCCCGCCGTAATCGTCTGAGCCGAACTAGTAAATCGCGGCTCTGCTCCGTTGGCGGCTGCAGTAATTCTACCTTGCGCATCCACGGTAATCGTCGCTTCAATGTAAGTACCCGGAGTCACCGCCGTATTATTCAGGCTAATCACCGGAGTGGTTCCGCCCGTACTGGCTATCGGGGCAGTCCCCGTTACTGACGTAACAGGCGCGGTTCCGTTAGCAGCTGCCGTAAGCCTTCCTTGCGCATCGACCGTAAGCGAAGTGTAAGTATAGCTACCCGGAGTCACCGCCGTATTATTCAGGCTAATCACCGGAGTGGTTCCGCCCGTACTGGCTATCGGTGCTGTTCCCGTTACCGACGTTACCCCGGTATTCGTAATTGTGGGATTACC